TTAAACTAAGAATAACTGAAGATGGGGACATCTGCTCGTATTATGGCGAATTTGATTTTTCTGACGAAGCTCCCCCTGATTTTACTATGCTAAGAAACCTGCTCGAACTATCAGCTTTACTTGCACCCTTTGTCGTACATACCGATGATGAAATGTTCGGCAACTTCCACGACAATCCAGAATTGATGGAATCATAACAATCGGGGTTAGCACCCCCTTTTTTATCTTTTATCTTGACATATTATATTAGAATATATTTAATGAAACCAAATTATAAAAGGAGATATTATGGAACTTAAAACAGCTAATGAGATTGCAGAGGTTCTGAGAGTAACAAAGCAAACCGTAACAAACTGGGTAAAGGAAGGGTGTCCTATCGTGACTAAACTTCCTTTGAGGTTTAAACTTGAAGAAGTTATAGATTGGGCGAACAGAAGGGGGAAATAATGGCAACTTACAAAGTAAGAATGATACTAAGTGACCCCATTGATGGTAAATCAATGTATGTTTATACATTTATCAAAAATGATGAGCATTTTAGAGAAAACTTTGAAAGGCTATTTAGACATACTGACAAAGACCATATAGAAATGATGATATGTGATGAATCAGAACTATATGATTTTCAAGGAGATCTGGAGGATTAATGGCAAGACCTACTAAACAGGGAATAGACTATTTCCCTGTAGATGTGACGTTTGATGATAAAATAGAGCTGTTCTTGATTGAGTTTGGTTCTGATGGGTTGGCTGTAATGATTGTTATTTGGCAATTAATATATTCAAATTATGGCTATTATATTGAGAACAATCAGGACTTATTGCTTTTGATAAAAAGAAGATTTCCGATTGAACCAGACACGTCTATTGAGATAATTAATAAACTAATTGAACGGAACATATTCGATCAGGAGAAAGAAAAAAGGTACAAAATATTAACATCAAGGGCTGTCCAAAAACGGTATTTTGATGCTGCACAAAGGAAAAAAATAGTAAATGTTTACAAAAACTACATACTGAGCGGGATTAATGTTAGCGAAAACTCCACATACATAGAGATTAATGTTAGCAAAAACTCCACATATATAGATGTAGATACAGATGTAGACTTAAATGGAGATGTAGAAGTAAATATTATTTCTAAAAAAACAAGCAAAAAAGAAATTCCGCTTTTTCCTGACAACTCCCAAGAATTCAATCGAGCATTTGAAGATTTCGCAGAGATGAGAAAGAACCAGAAAAAACCACTAACAGCAAGAGCAAAAGAATTAGCATTTAAAACTCTTCAAAAACTTAGCAAGTACGAAGATGTTCAAATACAGATAATGGAACAATCAACTATGAACTGCTATCAAGGGTTATTCCCACTGAAGCAAAACAACAACAGCAAACCAGACAAGAATGACGCATTCATGAATATGGTTTACAACGAAAAAACAGGACTATTGGAATGAAAATAAACGAAGTAATCAAGGGCTTAAAGGTTTTAGTATCTTTACAGCTTGCCAATACACCGGATATTGAGAAAAGAGAAAAGGCAAATAACTTAATAAAGATGTGGAATATTTATTTAACCCCGTATTCTTACCAACAATATGAACTTGCAATATACCTGTATGCAAAAAATAGCAGGTTTTTCCCTACTATCTCACAAATATTGGATAACATGTCACATGATGACGAGTTTGCTCAACCAGAGACGATTTATAAAAAGTACATGGCTGAGACAAAAGACGAGTTAATTATCAAAGCATTTAAAGATTGTGGCTATACTCGGTATGATCTCAAACAGCTAAATGTCATGACCATTGAAACCACAGTAAAAAAGAGAGTTGAGAAGTATTATAAGAAACTTGTTGATATGGCAAGACTGGACAAAGACATCAAGGCAATATCTAATCTTCCTGCAATGATTTTAGACTAAGCAAAAAGGAGTAATGATGAAAAAGAAACTTGTAATTGACTTGAGGGAAAACATTTACACAGATGGACAGATATGGACAACCACGCAGGTTGTTGAGCAGGTGGGTAAGTTTAAATATAATTGTGATAGCGTGGAATTCCATGGAATAATTCGGGGCTTAGAAATAAACAGCATAGACAAGCTAATTATCCGTTCATTCTTTATGAGTATTTCATCAATCACCGGATGGCTTAAGCAGTTTGCTGACGCTCAAGCAAGCGAGGGGAAACTTGTAGAAGGTAGCTTTTGCATGGTAAGAGCTAAATTTAAGCAGGATTGGTATAAGCGGAAGTTAATAGTGGTATTACCTGAAACTCAAAAATATAGGTATATATGCGAAGATAAACTTGACAATAGACTTCATGTTGCCTATGTAGAAGCTAAACCAGTCGATACTAAATGTACTTTCGAAGACAAAGAAATAAGTAACACTAAATTTTTTAAACATCATATAATAACAATAGGAGAGTAGATTATGAGTAACTCAATTATTTTGTCCGGTAAGGTCAAATTCGTGAAGCATGGGGATAAAGTTGTAAGTTTTGTTTTGAAAGGTTATCACAAAGAGAAGGATTATCGGGGCGAAGATAGAATAACCTATGCAGATGTTAGGTGTGTTCTATTTGGATATACCAAGGATATGGCGAAAGGTCTGCAAGATGACCAACAGGTATTAGTAACCGGTAAACTATCCAATAACAAGTATTATTCCGAAAAAGAAGGTAAAGATGTTTATAGCATTCAATTGATCTGCGAGTCCTTAGGCATAATACAACAGCAACAAAATCAGCAGCAGACACCGCAGCAACAGACACAAGCAGATATTGACACCAATAGCAGCGGAGCAACTGGAATCCAACCTAATGACGACGATATTCCTTTCTCGCCAATGGAATTATTTTAGGAGTAATTATGGAAGTTAAAGTAGTAACAATAACTATGTTTACCGGTGAGGATCAGGGCGAGAATACGCATGGTGAAGTTCGATATAACGGGGAAACAAATAAATGTGCATCAGTTAAAATATTGACAGATACAATCAAAACTATATTAGCAGAAGAAATGGAGATTAGATTATGAAGCAAGAATTGATAGAACGAATTAAGTTGCATGAAGGGTTCATAGCTAAAGCGTATCTTGACTCATTAGGTAATTACACAATCGGTTATGGGACTTTAATTGACAACGAGTATAAGAGCAATATATCTCTTAAAGCATTATTCCAGCATGGGATTTCAAAGGCACAAGGTGAGTATATGCTAATAGCTTATATCGCTGACTTGTCTAAGAATTATGAGGGTTTTCCCTGGTATGATAGACAATGCCAAGATATTAAGAATGTAATGTTAGAAATGGGTTATCAATTAGGTGAGTTCTTTTATTTACATTTCAAGCATACAATTGAGGCTTTTGAAAACTTCGATTTTTTAGAGGCATCTAACCAGATGTTAGAATCTAAGTGGCACAGGCAGACACCGAACAGATGTGAAGAGTTAGCGGATATAGTAGCTAAACATCAGAGCCGAACATCGAAACATAAGACAAGCAATATACCTGACACTCACAAATACACCGTAGGATAATAGATGAGGGACCTAAAGAGACATGCTAAACCTGACCCACATAAACCATATAATGACATAGCTAAGCATCATAAACTGATAATCAGTTACATCTTAGGTGGCAATTCCTATGTTGACATTGCTAATGTTCTAAAGGTTAAATATACACGCTTATATGCTTATTGTTATAAACACGGGTTATAGTTTAAACTTGACAAGGAAACCACAACATAACTAATATAGGATATGGCTAAAAGTAAACATAATAAGATTGATAAATAAATACAATTAATTATAGATTTATCTTGACACAAGATACACCGAGACTAATATTGTAACATAAATAGGAGAGAATATGAAACAAGTTACAGAGAAAATAGCGAGGATGTTGGAAAAAGTTGGGTTTGGATGTCAAGTCTCTGGAAGTGGGTTAAGCTCAAGCCAATATGTTATTGCAATCCATGACGAAATAGATACTATAAAAATACGAATATCTGATCACGAATTACCACCAACATACGCTAACAACAACCCTTCGAATTACGAAGTAGGGGAAAATAACAATTATTCATGTTGCCAACTCAAGGAATGGTTTATTGTAGTAAAGATAATCTGCGACAAACATAATATGAATTATCCATCTACTCTTAAATCAATGATAACGAGAGCAAAGAACGAAGCTGAGAGAGTAACTATGCTAAACGAGTCATATAGAATAGCAAGCGAGAAGAAAGAGATAGCATGTATTGATAGTGCAATGAATTATTTTAATGAGCATAAAGATAATATTCTAAAATTAAGAAAAGACATAAATGAAACAAGCGGAAAGCAATTAAAAAAGCTAAAGGCTAAGTTCCAGAAGTTAGTCCCTCTCAATCACCGGATCGGGATAAAGTTAATTGCAGATAGAGTATTAGGGATTTAATTATGGACGCAGAATTTGATTTTTATGGAATAAACGAAAACCCTTTTGCAGAGCAGAAAGATAATGAAGCAAAGAGTATTGTTACTAAAAGCATCGTCACTCAAAACAAACGCAAGGCAATATTTTTAACTAGGAAAGATAGCATAACAGAACTACTCCCCAAATCTATTAGAAACAGCACATCCCTGCATATAATCTCAAGTGGGTCTTTTGGAAGTAACGAACTATTAGATGCAATAAACGATAAATATAAGATACAATCAATAATCGTAGCAACATGGTCAATTAATAATGACTTTATAGATGTGATACATAAAATAGATGTGCCAACAAAGCTAATCATTGATAGAAGCATAATAACCAGAAAAGCTCAATATTATGGAAGGTTTATATCTATAAATAAAACCTGTGATGTTGTTTTAGTGCGGGGAGTTCACGCAAAATTAACAATCATAGAAACCCAAGAGAATGGTAAATTAATAATAGAAGCGTCTGCAAACTATTCTAACAATGTAAAAATAGAACAGTTTACAATAATCCAAAGTAACGAGTTATACGGCTTTCATAAAAGCTGGATGAACAAATTAAGTAATGAAAAATAAATGCACTAAAGAAGAAAAATCAAGAAGGATAGCAGTAGTCTTTAGACTTTTGATTGATGGATACTTACGGCACGAAATACATCATTTTATTAATAATGAGGAAAAATGGGGGATAGCTGAAAGTTCAATAGATTGGTATGTTAGAGAAGCTGCAAAACTATATATTGATGCAACAAATAATAATGCTAAGATTGAACTTGGTAAGGCTCTTAATAGGTTAACCAGGATTTATAACAAGTCATTTAAAATGCAAGATTATAAAACAGCAATCTCAGCACAAAAGGAGATTAACTGCTTAATGAGATTATACGACAAGGATGCCAACCCCGCCGACCGAGAGAAAGTAATAATAGATTAGGAGTAGATATGCAAGATGTAAATTATAAAAAGATGATAGTGATACCATACCCAACAATATGGGATAACTTGACAGATATAGGAAAGAAAGCGTGGACAGATGAATATCTCAAGCCACAAATAGCTCAATTAGAAGGGACGACAGGGAAACATTGCACAGTTAAGTCTGCGATGGAAAATGGCAGACTATGTTTCTGTATCCAGGAGAAAATATGAAAACCAAGAAACAATTAGAGATTAAACTCAAACAACTTGAAAAAGAAATGAAAACAGATGTTGATAGGTTCTTTGGACAAATCGGCAAGGACAAGTGCATGGCAAGGCACATCAATGCTATTGATATACTCAAATGGGCTTTGAAAGAAGACGCTAAGCCGAAGAAGCCAACGGGGTCTCAATCGCAATAACAATCTCAACCAAGAATTATTTACCACATCAAAAGGCTTTTATTGATTGCCGGTCGAGAGTAAGAGCCTTAGTGGGTGGTTATAGGTCTGGCAAGACTCATGCACTTTTGAGAGCGAGTATAATCGGGCATTTAACCAAGATGAACCCGAAGGACAACCTATCTAACGGGTGGGCTGTATATCCTAGACTTGGATTAGCTAAAGAAATATATGTACCTGAGATAAATAAAATATTAGAATCTGCGAAGATTGATTATACCTACAATAAAGCTGAGATGGTATATAAATCAAGATACGGTCGGCAGGCAATATACTCGCTGCAAACTCCAAAGATGGCGATAGGTTCAGAGCTTACCCACATCGAGATAGATGAGTTTGATACGGTAAATGTTGAATTAGCCAAAGAATGGTTTGAAAAGGCTATTGGAAGGCTTAACGGCTCGCCAGATGCTCAATTATCTATTGGCACGACTCCCGAGGGCTTTAAATATACTTATTACTTAGAAACTAACAATATGCTGACTGCTTTCCACGCATCAACTTATGATAACCCGTATGTGGATAAGTCTTACATTGAACATCTTGAAAGCATATACGATCCAGAAGTGGCTAAGCAGTATCTATTAGGGCAATATGTCAACACAGTGGGCAAGCAAGCGTATTACTCATTTAATAGGCAATACAACATATTTATGAACGATTATGTCCTTGAAGGTGAAGATATTTACATAGGAATAGATTTTAATGTTGACAACTTTAGTATAGTTTGTTCTCAATACATTAGAGGTGTACTAAATGTCTTTCGCGAATACAGATATAAGAATTTCCGCACTGAGGATGCCGTTAAATTGTTAGAAGATACATTCCCGAATAACCGGTTGACTATCTTTCCCGACATGACCGGTGGGGCAAGACATACATCTTCTGCTTATTCTGATATTATCCAGTTACGAGCAGGTAGAACCAGGATAGCACCCTTTGCCATTCGTGGTAATGTTAACAATTATCCTCATAAGGTTAGACTCCAAACGGTCAACAATGCATTATCTAAATCAAGAATTTTAATACACAAGTCATGTAACTGGCTGATAGGTGATATGGATAAAGTAATCACAGACTCATTTTATAATATAGACAAGAAGGGAGAGAATCAGGGGATTAATCACATGAGTGATGCCTTTGGTTATATCGTTATGCAAGTTTTACCAATATCTGAGAGGAAGTTAGGCTATGTTGGATAATAATATATTTAGAAACGACAAGGGCAGGTTGAAGAGCAACGATTTAAAGAAGCGGAGAAACGATCTAACCGAGTGGATTGATTATTATAATGGCGACCAGTTAGAAGATTTAGCTGAAGCAATATCAATCCGGTTCAAGGTTGAATCCACGCAGGCTCTAATGATTGCTTGGGTGGCATACAAGAATGTAACCAAGTCTATTATTGATAAGATAAGCGTTGTGTTTCAGAGTGGTGTCAATGTCTCGATTGCAGGTGAAGAAATGACTGAGCAATCAGCAATGTTATCGCTCCAGCTTAAAGAATCGGGCTTCTTTGAAATGTTACCTACTCTCAATTCATACACTAATTTATTATATGATATGCACGCTTATCCAAGAGTAGATTTAGATGATAAGTCTGTCATGTTCGATTTGATAACGCCTAATATCACATTTATAGAGCAGAAAGAAGACTTTCCAACTAAGGCGAGTTTGATAGCTTACATAATCAATGAGCAGAAAGACACCAATCAAGCCAATCAAGTCAATAAGGTGGCGGTATGGACTCCATCAGAGCAATATAAGGGAGAGATGGGAGAGAGTGGGGAGATAGTCAAGGACACATCTTCAGTAGTCACTAATCAATACGGTTATATTCCATTAATACATTTCACTTCTAACTTCCGAATGAACGAATATTTTAGCTCTGCAAAACAACCGTGCGTTGACCGGAATAGAGATATTAATGTTATGTTGACGGCAATGTTCGCAGGGATGTCAGCACAGATGTTAGCTACATTGGTCATTACCGGTGCAGTTGAGAAATCAGATATTAAGATAGGACCGGCAAGCATTATTAATCTTGGCAACTCATCAGATATGGGTCAAACACTTTCAGCTGATGCCAAGTATATAACATCGGGAACAGATTTTGAGAAGATACAAAAGATAATTGCACAGATCGAAGTTGAAGTTGCTTTACAATATGGAATCTCAGCAGATGCGTATAGATCCAACAACTCAACAGCTAATTCCGGTTATCAAGTTAAACTTAACAAGTTAGATCTTATGAAGCGTATAATGGATGACATTCCGCTGTATGAGCGGGGGTTAATCAAGTTAGTAAAGACTTATATGATATGTAGGAATACGAGCGGTGCATTCACAGAAAAGTGGAGCGATGAGTTTATTGAGAATGTAAGAGTTAAAATCAATCCACCGAGTTATGAAACTGACGAGAAAGAGACTTTAGCCAACGATTTAGTCAAGATGGCACTTAAAACTACATCACCGATTGAGATATTGATGAGGGATAGAGACCTTAGCTATGCTAAAGCTAAAGAAGAATATTTAAAGATACAATCTGACTTAGCTTTAAATGGTGCGGAGTTAATACCACCAACGGATTTAGGTTCAGATAATGGCTAATATTTACAAGATAATGGATCAGAATGTTGATGACTTTGATAAGATATTAGTCAAGGTTATTGACGATATGCTTAACCAGATAGCTGAAAAGATTAAGCTGATAGAGACAACCGGGGGAGTTGTTAATTTTAATCAAGCGAATATGGAATATGTAACTTCTTTGGCGACTGACTGGGTCGGGGTTTTGCGTAACTCAGAATATTCAAAAGCAGGGGTTGATGTCATAGGTAAGTTTGACAATCTGGCGATGGAGTTCAATGCAGCGTTGCCAACTCACGCATTACCATTTAAGCTAACAGGTGCAGATAATACTATGTTAGACGCTTTTAAAAAGATGAACCTACAACAATATAATATTGTAGGGACTGACGCTTTAAATGCTATACAGACTTCACTAATTGAAGGGGTTACAAACTCCGTTCCACTAAAAGGCTTAGTTGATACAGTTAGAGCTTCCTTAGATGGTAAATTAACCAGATATGCTAAGACTTATGTGTTAACATCACAGCGGCAATATTTGCAGAAGGTTGAAGATATATCGGCACAGAATTATGAAGATGCAGGGGTGGAATTTTATTGGGAATATGTGGGACCGAATGATGACAAGACCAGACCAGAATGTGAAATAGGTTTAGGGATGGGAGTTGTAACAACCGAGCAAAAAGAACAATTTGAAGCGGAAACAGAGATAAGATGGAATTGTAGGCACGAGTGGCAAATGGTCAATCCAGATAGATATGCAGAGAAGCGTAATGATGATTTCAAGCCATTGCCTAAAGAATTAATTAATAATGGATAAATACGAAATGCGAACACAGCTCACGGGTCGGACCCGAGAACAACGAAGGAGTTAATATGACTATTGAAGAAATACTACGCAAACACGGCGTAGCTGAAGAAAAACTAACTGAAGCTAAAGCAGACTTCCAAACAGCCGTCGAGGCTGAGCATAGAGGGCTATTAGATAGGGTCCGCACATTATCAAGCAAGAATAACAAGTTTGAAGCAGACCTTACAGAACGAGATGCTAAAATCGTAACATTGGGAGAAACTATTGAGGCTCAGAAGGTATCAATATCAAAAACAACAGAGTTAGAGACACAATTAAATGTATTTAAGACAGCCAAGACCACCGAGCTAAAAAGCAAGTGGATTGAATCTGCTAAATTCTTTGATGTTCCCGATACTCATAAAGATTATGCACGCAGGAACAATATAAAAGCTATGTTTAACTTTGCAGAAGAAGGTAAAGAACTCACACCGGAACAGCTGACATCTAATATGTCGCAATATGAATTATTGCAAAAAGCCGGTTCAATTGAGTTCAAGCCTGAAGATGCGAATTATAACGATAAAGCACCTGCAAAAGACCCACCAACGGGCAAACAATCAATGGAAGATTATGCTAAGTCGGTGGTTCAATTTAACTCGTAAAAGGGATTAAAATGACTTATCCAACACTAAAAGACTTGATTGATAGTTGGGGCAATGTATTGCCGGCACCTATTATCCAGTCATTACTTAAAACTTCGGGTATCATGCAAACTGCAATGTTTACCCCTTCAACGCACGGGGCTTTCGATAAGATCCCAGTGTTTGAATCATTGCCAACAGCTTCGTTCAAAGCAATGAACGGAAGTACAACACCAACAGCAATCACTCAGGCAGTAAAACAGGCAGATTTAATCTATGTTAAGGCTACTGAGCATGTTGATGCTGACTATATCAAGTCATACAAGGGCGGGATTCAGGCTTATACTCAGTCAAGAATGCCAGCAATGACACAATCAATCATGAACAAACTTGCTCAACAAGTATATTATGGTGCAACAGCAGAAGGCGATACAGCTGGATTTAACGGGCTTCGTGAAATCGCAATTGATAATAGTAACTATGATCAGATTGATGAGAGTGATGTAGGAACAAGCACATATAGCTCACTTACTGCTGTTAAGTGGAATGACTCACTTGCAGTAGTTTATGACCCTGCTGCAATGGATGCCGGAAATATCGTTAAATTTGAGGTCTCGGGACCGCAATTCTTGACTTCTAATACTTCAACAGGTGCAGCGATGAAGGTTTATGTTTTAGAAGCATATTCCATGCTCGCATTAAGAGTTGCGGATCCAAGCAATGTTTACTCACTTGTAAATGTTGAGGTCGGGACTAATGATGTAACTTATGCTAAGTTGACTCAGATGTTAGATGCAGTAAGGGCAACAAGTGGTGATACAGTAATTTATTGTTCAAGACCTTCTTGGCGTTCAATAAACTCGCTTAAACTTGCAGATTTAGATCTCGGTCCTAACGACCCGAATTATACTGCAATCGTTAATTATATCGACAACATTCCAGTGGTACTTGATGAAAACATCAAATCTACTGAAGACTTTGTTAGTTAAAGGAGAATGATAATGGCTACTAACAATCACGGACACAATCCAATCGGCACATTCTCAGATGCGGCAGACCTTCCTTCAAGTGCAACTACTGAGTATTCAACTGCGATTAACATTGCGGACTTAGGCGGACAGGCTGGAATTGTTGTTTATGCAAATTCAGCAATCACAGTTACAACCGGCAATCTGTTCAATATCGAAATTGAGAAATCAGCAGACGGTGCGACCTATGTATCATTGTTTGATGATGACTCTCATGTTTATTTAACACATAAAACAACAGCAGATGATGAGCTTGCAATCTTAGCAAATGCAGTTATCGGTAAAGTTGGGATTGCTAAAGACACAATGAATGGTTATCCGTATATAAGACTTGCCTACACTGTTGGTGCTGACCAATCAGCCGGTGCAGTTGATGCTCTCTTAATCGGTAATATGTAAACACACTAAATTGTGAGGGGGTGAAAACCCCCTTGCATTGAGGATAAAATAATGGCAAAAAGAACGACAGATAAAAGCACACTAATAGACGCTACTTGGATCGAACAAGTTACATCACCAGATATTGGTGGAAGGTCTTTAAATAAGACAATAGCAGACATCCAAGAGGCAATGGGTCTTACTGATGCAGAAGCGGATATCATAGCATTAGAATTGGCGGTTGATGATATAGAAGCCGATCTAAAGCTACCTAACCTTACACCAGTTCAAACAGCTAAAGGTGCAGAAACTTTAAAATTAGGAGCGGTTCCTACAGATGGGGATGTAATCACTATTAACCTTGTAACTTACACATTTAAGGACACACTTACACCTGATCCGTTCGCAGCGAATGAGGTGCTAATTGGAATTAGTGCTGCGACTGCAAGTGCTAATCTTATTAGTGCAATTACCCTCGTTGGTGGGAATATCGGCACTGAATACTCAATCGGGACTGTATTAAACCCAGATGTAACAGCAGCAGACGCGACTACTGATGTATTATTTACTGCAAAAATAAGCGGAGTAATCGGGAACTATGCTTTAGTTTCAGATTTTGCATCAGGTTCTAACCTTTGGACAGGTGATGCAATCAGTATGACTGGTGGAGTTGACGGAACCGTAGCAGATGCAGGCGAAATAGTATATGATGCTGACGGAATATGGGTTGCCAAAGGTGCGACCACAACAGCAGATTCAAGTAATTGGGAAACCATTACTTGGGATGTATAGAAATAATGGGATAGATAGCAAGGAGTTAATATGAGTTGGGCTAATACAATATTGAGTACTACGAGTTCAATCGCTAAGCATGAGAGTGAGATAAACGAGCTGGCAGGATATAAGTCAGTTACTGGAATAAAAGGCGATGGGACAGAGACAATTAGCTTTGTAGGGTCAGGGGCAACGCAAATAGATATTACGCTTAGCAGTAGCACGATAAAGACTTCAACCCTGGATGATAATATATATACTCCATTGTTAGCTGAAGAGATTGTGTCAATAAAAATAAATGAAGGAACAGATTTAGACTATATAGGAACTGTAATCACCTGCAATGAAGGCAATGGGGTTACTCTTTATGATTCAAGCTCAAATGCGATTGCAGTATTAAGTGATATCCTTCTTTGGTCATTCCCGATAAAAAGCACAAGGTCTTGGACCGATAAAATCACAACTGCGAAGTTGGAGATAGGAAACTCAATTAAACAAATGATGGTGGGCCGAGGGCATAATGAGGTGGTTATCGTCAACTCCGGTTATGCAATGCTTGATATAATTACTAACCCAGAAGTATTCGCTCTTGCATCTGATTATTACACACTGATGAAGGTTTATAGGGATTTGTGGGGTGGTGGTAGTAATGAGATTTATAAAGATAAGCATGACCAGTATCGGGCAGATTATCAGCGTCAATTAGATATAGCATTAGAGATTGCACAGGTTGACCCATCGTATTCGGGAACAGCGGTTGATAATGCCAGAACAGAAATGGGGATAGTGATATAATGGCAGTTAGAATTATTCATAAGCCAAAGCCTTTCAAGGTTACATTCAAGGGCAAAGAATCGCCTGCTCAGTTGCTCTTTAATGTTGCAAGCGATTACAGGATAGATGTCGTTGAAAGAACGCTAAAAGGGGTTGATAAACATCATCATGCTTTTAAACAATATAGCTTTGCATATAGGGCAGCAAAGATGGCGAATAAGGTTTATGGGCAGAGAGAGGCAAGTAACGGACAAGTTAATCTTAAATTATCAAGAGACTTATTGAGAAGTTTACACATTGAAAAGAAAGCAAATAGTTCTTTAGTCTATCCACAAGTAAACGGTAATTATGGTTATTATCATCAGGTTGGTGCTGGAAATCTGCCAAAGCGGGAGTGGTGGGGATTGTCTAAGGTAATGATAAAGAAATATTCCGCAATGATTAAAAAGGCGATTAAATACCAATGACAGATAAATTACAACCTATAATTGACGCAATGGTAGCAACCTTTACAGCTATACCTACATTCTTATATGTTGACGAATATTCTCTTGACTCAACTAACCTATTGGGTCAACGCTTACCTGCTGTATTAATCCGAGAGGAGAGCCTTGAAGGGGTCAACAGTGCCGGTACAGTTAAAAATGAAGTATTCATACAATGCTATATTTATCAGAAGGACAACTATCTAAGGGCTAAAGTAAGAAGACAGTATCAAACATTAATTAAATCAGCAATATTATCTGATCCAAGTATAAGCAATACAGCTTGTAATGTTTCAGATTATACCATATATAACGGAACTGACGGCATCTCAGATGATTATGCGGCGGCAGGAACATACGGAGATATGACAATTTCACAAATAACATTTAAAGTAATATATGAGGAGTTAATCTAATGGCTACTATAACTAATCGTGGCGAGACAAAAATGGGGTTTGAAACAGTATACGGGGGCGGACAACTCGCAGGTGCATCCCTAATATCAAGAGCATTATCAACCACAATGGAGGGTTTTGTTGAGAAGATAGAAACAGGGATAAGACGGAAAGGCTTGGCAAACGAGCTTAATTCCACAGTTGCAGGCAACACGGGTGGGACGGTGGTGCTTGAAGGTAATTTGCATTATGAAGACAATATATTGCTTAACCAGGTTCTTTTAAGCTCATTTCTGGACGGTATCACAGCAGGGAAGGAATATCGTATTAGAGATGTCCAGGGATGGAACGGCACAACCAATGTCGCCATATCGTCTTCAGCAATCTATGAGATGAT